AGCGCCAATTTACACACAGGTGTTATTTATAGGGGTTTGAAATGACAATCACAGAAGCAAATCAAACCGAAGATAGACGGGGCAAACTGATTGCCCTGGCGGAGTTGCTTGCCTTTGAAATGGACAAGATCAAATACTCGAAGGATCTTCCTCCATTGGCAAAGCAATACCGCGAAACAATCAGGGAAATCGAGGAACTGGAAGATGGCAGCAAAGACACAGATGAGATCAGCGAGCTTCTCGGGAAGCGGGATGCTGATGGGAAGTCAGGAGCCGTCCGTAAGGATAAGTCCAAAGTATGACCAGACAGACGGCGGAGACGCAACGAGGCTATTGTCAATCGGTGGTCTGATCCTTGACCCGTGGCAAGCGGATCTGTTGGATGATTGGATGGCGATCACACCTTCCGGAAGATGGGTCAGCACGACCTGTGGAATATCTATCCCGAGGCAGAACGGCAAAACGGGCCTGTTACAAGGTCGGATGTCAGCCGGGATGGTTATGTATAACGAGCAAGTGATCTACACGGCACACTTGCAGAAAACAGCAACGGAGACATTCGAGGAAATGGCTTCGTTTTTTGATACTCCGAAGCTCCGGAAATATGTCAAGGACATAAAAACGGCACTCGGAAGAGAGCAGATCATCCTGGTCAAAGGTGCAAGAGTCAAGTTCCTGGCACGAACGCGGAACGGCGGTCGAGGTCAACACGGAGATCTGTTGGTGTTTGATGAAGGTCAGGAGGTAGATGACTCTGTTCAGGCATCATTTATCCCTGCGATATCAGCGAGTCTGAATCCACAAGTGATTTACGCCGGAACGCCTCCGGAACCGGAGACCACAGCACAAGTCTTTAGAGGAATACGCGACAAGGCAATCCGAAAGGAAACAAACAAGACAGCCTGGGCGGAGTATTCGGTGTCAGAAATAGGGGACATCAAAGACAAGGCGCGATGGGCCGCTACGAATCCGGCACTCGGGAGACGGATCTTGCTTTCCACAGTGGAAGGTGAATGTGAGCAGATGGCTCCGGATGTATTCGCCAGAGAGCGGCTCGGGTTTTTCTGCCCGGTTGTGACCCAAAAGGTCGATCTGGCTATTCCAGAAGATGCCTGGAACGCTTGCAAGTCATCTGAACTGAAGCCGGAAGGCCGGACGGCGTATGGTGTGAAGTTCACGGCAGATGGCGCCACGGTTTGCTTGTGTGGGGCCGTGATCGATACTGAAGGGATCGCGCGGATTTCCCTGATCGACCAGAAGGACACGGTCTACGGTTTGCAATGGCTGGCTGACTGGCTGAATGTCAGATACGACAAAGCCTGTTGTGTCGTGGTGGATGGTCGGAACGGTGTGGATGTTCTGATAGATAAGATCTCGAATACATGGAGATATAAGGGCTCTATCATGAAGCCCGGTGCGAAGGATGTCATTGCCGCGGTCGGAACTCTGACGGATGCGATTGCGGAGAAACAAGTCACCTGGTATGAGAAACAGGATGCACTTCGCGAGAGTGCATTATCATCAATAAAACGGCCCATCGGTGGCGGTTGGGGGTTCGGAGGAGAGAACTCGGCCCCGATAGAGGCGTGTGCTCTGGCATTGTGGGGCGCGAAAAACAGTAAAAGAGACCCGAGCAGAAAAATGAGGTTAGGTTAAATGTTGCAGATCAATTTCGGAACGGTTGTAGACTTCCCGATTGAGGAACAGAAGAAGCTGGACAAGTTGACGGATGTGTTTACGACACATTCCTTCAAAAATGCTGAAAAGGACAAATACTATGAGGGAAACATTTCCCTTCATGATGTCAATCTGGGCATTGCACTTCCGGAAGGGCTCCGTGGACTCGAGATCGGGTGCGCCTGGGGCGCGAAAACTGTTGATGTTCTTGCCGCGCGGTCTATGTTTGACGGATTCGTTGACCTGAACGGAGAGGATATTGCCGAGATCGATGAGATCGTGGTCAGCAACAATCTGATTGCAGAATACATCAAAGCCTGTCGGGACGAGCTGAAGTACGGATGCACCTTTGCCACGTTGTCAGCAGATCCTGAGAAGAAGGTCAAGATCCGGTTCCATTCGCCCAGCACGGCAGCAGCGGTATGGAACGGAGAGAAGGGTCGGATTGATTATGGATTCGCGGTCATTGACTCGGTTCCGGATAACAACTCCGATGCAACATGGACTCCGAGCCTCGTGAATTACTACACAGACACAGCAATCTGGGTGTTACACCGTGAAAATGCCACATGGTACGCTCAGGAGTTCCGACATAAGATGGGACGGCCTCTGATGGAGGCTCTGATCTGGAATAGCACGAGCAATAAACCCTTCGGACGGTCAAGGATCAAGGAACCGATCCGGAGATTGATTCAGGGATATGTCCGGACCATCGCGAATGCCACGATTGGATTGGAGTTTGCCACGAGCCCGCAGAAGTACCTCCTCGGCATCACAGATGAACAGTTCGATGTGGTGATCAATCAGAAGTTCAAGCAATATGTCGGTTCCATCCTGGCATCGACTACGAACCCGGAGACGAATGAAAAGCCGTCCTTCGGTCAGTTGCCTCAGGGGAATATATCACCGCACGTTGAAATGATCCGCGTGTTGGCAACTCAGTTCAGTGCAGCATCCGGTTTGACTGTTACGGACACGGGTGTTGTGAATGATGCGAACCCCACGAGCTCCGATGCGATCCTCGCTCAGAGTCAGACCCTTGTTGGTATGGCTGAACAGTTGAATATCGGTAATGGTGCATCGCTGAGGAATATTGCACTCATGGCACTGGCTATCGTAAAAGACACTTCCCTTGACGGACTGGATGATGCAGAAAAGGCCATCATCGCACACTTTAAGAACCCGGCGATGCCGAATGTGTCTATCACGGCAGATGCGGCGATCAAAATTTCCTCTGTTCGTCCTGAGTTTGCGAAAACCGATGTGTTTGCCGAAATGATCGGATTCGATAAAGCGGACATCCGGAGAATCAAACAACAGGAGCGGATGGCTCAGGGCCTTCAGTTGGTGAGCGAGCTTGAGAATATCACGGAATGACTGGAACAATTTCATCAAAAGGCTGTCTGATCTGAATCAACAGTCCGCGCGACTGATTGAGGAATATATCAACACTTATGGCACAGATGACCCGGATCAGATCGTGAACTACTCCTACAAGGTGATCCGGACCTTCTCGAACGGTTCTGCTGCCTTAAATGCGGCGATGTATGATGTCATCGCTGAATTGTCCGGGGTGAGTGTTGACCCCGCAGAACTTGCAGATCTGCCAGAATATGGGGATGTGGCGAAAGCGGTCTATGGCACGATGAAAACATCCCTCAATGCGAGTGAGATCGCAAGTGCCGGAGCCAGATTGGTGAAGCGCACCGGAGCAGACACAATGCTTCAGAATGCCAGACGGGACGGAGCACAATTCGCCTGGATTCCCGCCGGAGATACCTGTGCATTCTGCCTGACACTTGCTTCCCGAGGGTGGCAATACATGAGCAAGGCCGCAATGAAGGACGGTCATGCCGAGCATATTCACAGTAATTGCGATTGCACATACGCGATCCGGTTCAATGATCGGACAGAGGTTGCCGGATATGATCCCGCTGTATATCGGGAAATGTACGAAGAGGCGGACGGTATAAAGCCAAAAGACAAGATCAACAGTATGAGGCGAATGTTTTATGCCGAGAACCGAGAAGAGATCCTTGAACAGAAGGCCAGTGCTGAAGAGAAGCGAAAAGAGCTGAACAGTTCAGAAGCAGAAGAAACCAAAGTTGATTAAAGCATCCATAACGGGTGCTTTTTTCATACATAAAACTGACCCGGCAGATCCGGGGAAACGACTCGAAGGAGGAAAAATCATGGAAGGAACTGTTGCAACCGCAGAACAGGAAACACAGGAGCGCACATTCAATCAGGAAGAAGTCAATCAGATCGTACAGGAGCGCTTATTTAAGGAGCGCAAAAAGTACGAAGGCATTGACATCGATGCCCTGAAAGAAAAGGCCAGCAAGTTCGACCAGATGGAGGAAGCCAACAAGACCGAACTCCAGAAGGCAAACGAGAAGGCATCCGCGCTCGAAGCCGAGTTGAACGCCATGAAGGCAGCCAATGAGGTGAGGGAGATACGCATGAATGTATCGAAAGCAACCAATGTTCCGTTTGAACTGTTGACAGGGAACACGGAGGAAGAGTGCAAGGCTCAGGCAGAAGCAATCAAAGCCTATGCAAACCCGAGTTATCCCACAGTGCGGGACGGCGGAGAAGTTGCGAACACGGGCAAGGCGACCACCCGTGATCAATTCGCTCAGTATGTGTCGCAGGTTATTTAAGGAGGCATAAAAATGGCACTTGTAGGAACCCCTACCAACAGAACCAGCATCGACCTTCCCGTTGATGTATCGAATGAAATTTTACAGAAAACTCAGGAATCCAGTGCGGTTATGAGACTCGCTCGTCAGATTGCTCTTCCCGGACGCGGAACCGCAATCAATGTGATCACTTCTGACCCCACGGCTGCATGGGTTGGTGAGACCAATGCGAAGCCCGTTTCTAATCCTGGTCTCGAGACCAAGGTTATGAGAGCATACAAGCTCGCTGTCATCGTTCCGTTCTCCAATGAGTTCAGACGCGATGTTCCCGCTCTGTATGACGCACTCGTTTCCCGTCTGCCCGCTGCTCTGGGTGCAAAGTTCGATAACACCGTATTCGGTGGCACCGCTGCTCCCGGATCTGATTTCGACACTTTTGCAAGCGTTACCGCACAGGACATTGAGACCGATGCTTATGCCGGACTCGTTGCTGCTGATGGTGACATCGCTGCTCATGGTGGCATCCTGAACGGTTTTGCACTTTCTCCTCAGGGCAAGAGCATCCTTCTCGGTGCAACTGATCAGAACAAGAGACCTCTGTTCATCAACTCCGTTGCTGAAGGTGCAATCCCGATGATCCTGGGCGCTCAGACCATGATCTCTAAGGGTGCATATGTAACCGGAACTCCGAATGTTGTCGGATTCGCTGGTGACTGGACTCAGGCTCTGTATGGAACCGTTGAAGGTGTAAAGGTTGACTTCTCTGCTGACGCTACACTCGACATCGGTTCGGGCAATGTGATCAATCTGTTCCAGCAGAATATGTTCGCAGTAAGAGCAGAGATCGAGGTTGGTTTCCGCGCCGACACCGCTTGCTTCAACGCTCTGACTGAAGCATAAGATGATTAAATTCATCAATAAACGTACCAAATCCCCGATGTGGGTGGCGGATAATCGCGCAGAAGAGTATAAGGCGGCGGGTCATAAGCTCGCCGCTTCTCCTGTTGCGGTAAAGCCCATTGAACAGGAAGAGGTCAAGGAAGAAACCCCGAAAGAGGTCAAGGAAGTTGTCAAGAAGGCTCCCAGATCCAGGAAGAAATGAGGCTGAACTATGGCATACGCAACGTATGAAGATGTCCAGGCGAGAATGACTCGCACGATGGATGCAACTGAACAGGCATTATGCACGACACTACTGGATGATGCGGCGGTGCTGATAGATTCCTTCAGCAATGGAGCGAGTCCGGACGCTAAGAAGGTCGTTTCATGTCGGATGGTCATCCGTGCGCTGGGTGACGGCGAGACAGTAGGTGTTCCGATTGGTGCGACACAGGGTTCCATGTCAGCGATGGGATATTCCCAGAGCTGGACAATCGGTACCGGAGCATCTGTCGGGGAGTTGTATCTGTCTAAGACAGACAAGCGGCTCCTGGGATATGGGAACATCATCGGAAGTCATTCACCTTTAGAGGATTTCGCAAATGATACAGGGAATAACGGTTAAAATCGCGGTCAAAACGCAAACGGGGACGGATGCGCTGAACAGACCTATTTTCTCGGAGATCGAAGCGGATGTGCCGGATGTCCTTGTGGGACAGCCTACCACAGACGAGATCCAGAACACGATGTCTCTGTATGGGAAGAAGGTGCAT